ATTGGATCTGGTGATCTTATTCCTGGTGGGAGGATTATATTTGGTGCTGGTAGGAGTCGGGGTCATCATAATCTTCTCAATTGTTATGTTATTGTCCCTGAGGATAATGTGGATTCAATTGGAAAAACTGTACAGGATATGTATAAGATTTCTTGCGCTGGAGGGGGAGTAGGTTTTAATGTATCTAAGATTCGTCCTAAGGGAGATGATATTGGTAGCGTAAAGACCTCTGCTCCTGGGGCTGTGTCGGTTCTTCAAATGATCAATGAAGTGGGTAATCATGTACGAGCGGGAAAGAATAGGCGCACCGCTCTTATGGGCATTCTGAATATCAACCACCCAGACCTCATGGAATTCCTGAGTGTTAAGTTAGACAAGGGTGAGCTTAATAATTTTAATATTTCTGTAGCTATTACTAACCGTTTCCTTGAGGCTGTTGAATTTGGAGAGGATTGGTATTTTACTTTCAACAATAAGGAGTATCACTCCTTTGATATTGTAAGGAGGGGACCAGATAGAGTGGAGGGAATCCGAGTATTAGGATTTGATGAAGAGGATGCTTTAGCCCGTGCTGAAAATTTTTATAAGGTTGAGTGGGCCGATACTTTGGAGGTGGTGGGTCAAAGGGATATTAAAGCCCGAGAATTGTGGGATATGATCTGGAAGAATTCTGTAGAGTCTGGTGATCCAGGCATATATAATATTGATTTAGCCAATAAGTATACTAATGTTTCGTACTTTGAAAAATTGGATTCAACGAATCCGTGTGGTGAAATTTCCTTACCGTCTTATGGAAATTGTTGTCTGGGCAATATCAATCTTTCTAATATGGTACTTGATGATGGCCGTGATTTGGATTGGAAACGCTTGGCAAAGACTGTCAGAAATGGTGTTAGGTTTCTAGATAATGTCTTAACAATAAATACTTTTCCAACAGAAGAGTGTAAGAAGGTAGGAGAGCGTTCCCGCAGGATTGGGTTGGGGGTAACTGGACTACATTATATGTTAATTAAACTAGGCTTACGGTACGGTAGCGAGTCCTGCCTAGAATTTTTAGAAAGATTATTCAGTACTATCAGAGATGAAGCCTATAAGATGTCTATATACCTGTCAAGGGACAAGGCTCCCTTCCCAGAGTTTGATTATAAAAAATATCTTGAAGAAGATTTCGCAAAAACTCTCCCTGCTCGTATTAGAATGCTTATCAAACGACACGGGATTCGAAATGCTGTTATGCTCACTATTCCTCCTTGCGGCACTATCTCAATGCTCCACGGGGTTAGTTCAGGTATCGAGCCTATCTTTTCTGCTATGTATAACCGCCGTTATAGGCATAACAATATTTGGAAAGAGAAATTAGTTGTTGACCCGTTATTTCAAGAATACTATGACCAGGAAAAATCCCTCACAGCCTTCGTTGGAGCGTATGATGTACCTCCAGAGGACCACATCAAAGTACAGGCTACGGTACAGAAATTTATCGACTCCTGTATATCAAAAACAATTAATTTACCGAGTACTTCAACGCCTGAAGAGTTTTCTCAAGCCGCATTAGACTACGCTCCCTATCTTAAGGGGCTTACTGTTTACCGTGCAGGGTCTAAAGAAGATGAGCCTCTTAGAATTATCCCTTTATCTATGGAAAATATAGAAAAGCATATGGGATCTCAAGAGACAGAAGACTATGAGGTTAAGTTGCAAACAGGGGAGGCTTGTTCCCTCGCAGGAGGAGATTGTGGAGCCTGAGGAGTTTGAGAACTTGCCGACTGAGGATGACCCAAACTGGGAGGAATAAGAATGGCAACATACGAATGGATTTGTAGAGAGTGTAACATTTGGTGGGATAGGGAGTGCCGTTTCGGAAAGGCTCCTGATAGAACCCGTTGCCCTAAATGTGAAAAGCTATCAAATAGATACTGGCAACAAGAAGTTGCAATTTCCTTTAAGGATGATGGGACAGGAAACCAGAATAACCCAGGGGTCCAAGATTTCCATACGGTAAGACGCAGGTATCATAAGCATTTTAAGGAGGGTTACGATAAAGACTCAGGAAACAAGTGGCTTCACCAGAGTATTAAGAAAACCAAGGAAGCTACAGACGATGAATCTTTCCGTTATTTGTCTGCTAATGTTGACTGGGATAAATTCGCTGACTCAAGAGGGCTTAAAAAAGTGGGAGAGCGAGAGACTAGAAATAAGATAGAAAGGTCTAAAAAACTGACCGAAGAAGCCTATGATAGAGCGAACAAGATGGGCTATAAAGACATTGGTAGCACTAAACTAGATATAGCAAAACCCAACAAAAACAAACCAACTTAGCATGGCTTACGATTTTAGCGAGAACATTCAAAGGGGTATCCTTTACCTCTTGAAGTCTAATAAAGATTTCTATCTACAAATTATTAATCTGGTTCAGCCTGATTACTTTGAGTTCCCCTCTCACTCTAAGATCTTTAGTAAGGTCAAGGAGCATTATGAGAAGTACGGGAAGCTCCCGACTGATGATTTTATCATCCAGGACATTAAGCCCACGCTGGGTGCTAGGGAGAACGCATCCGACTATGAGGATGAGCTTTCTTACATTAATAATGTAGACACCTCTACTGTAGGCAATACTGAGTATATGCTAGACTTAGTAGAGGGGTTTGCAAAAAAGGAAGCGATGAAAGCAGCGATTGCTGATAGTATTTCGCTCATTAAGGAGAATAGGATTGATGAGGTTGAAGCTTTGGTTAGGAAGGCACTCCTCATTAATCGAGATGTAGATACGGGACAGGATTATTTTACTGATCTTGTAGGTCGTTGGGACCGTATCTTTAATAAAAAGAATGAAGTTAAGTATAAGACAGTCCTACCCTCAATTAACAAATCCCTAGAAGGTGGTTTGGGTGCCAAAGAGATGGCTATGGTTGTTGCCCCTCCTGGGGTGGGTAAGTCTCTGTATCTTGTTAATCAGGGAGTCCACTCAATGATTGAAGGTAGGAAGGTCTTGTACATCTCTCTAGAAATGAGTGAGGATAAGATTGCTCAAAGGTTCGATTCTATTATGACCTTGGTTCCTCAGTTTAAGCTGAAGGACCCAGCCAACCAACTCACCGTGAAGGAGCGGTTAGAAATGTTCCAAAAGGAATTCGCTGGAAGCCAGCTAGTTATTAAGGAGTTTCCCACAGGACAAGCTTCTATAAACACTATTCGTAACCTATTAGTTCAGTTAAAGAACTATGATGAGTTTGAGCCTGACCTACTGATCGTGGACTATCTAGAACTGCTTCGTCCTACTAGAGAGATCCAGCAGGAGTATCATGCTCAACAGAAGACAGCAGAGGAGCTTAGAGGGGTTGCTATGGAGTACAACTTCCTCGTCTGGACTGCTACTCAAACCAATAGGCAGGGCAGAATGGTTAAGGTTATTACAGACGCAGAGCTTGGGGATTCTTATGGTAAGATCAGGACTTGTGATTTCGCTATGTCTTTGAACCAATCCGAGGAGGAGTTTGATGAGGGTAAGATGAGAGCTTATGTTATTAAATCTCGTAATGGTAGACCTAGATTCATCGTTCCTATGGATGTAGATTACAGCGTTCTTCGAATGTCAGAGGGGCCTGAGGTTTTCTCAGGGGAGGCATCCTAATGGCTTTAGTATCTAAAAAAGACTATCCCGTACATCCTCTTGTAGTATATACAGGCATTAAGGTTTTTATCATCTTACAAAAACCCCTCACAAAAGACAACCTGTATGGGTGCGTAGATTTCCCTAAATCTCTCCTTACTATTGATCCTAACCAATGTATAGAAGATTATAAAGGAACTCTTCTACATGAAATTTGCCATATTGGGTATGAGCTTTATGGTTTGGGGGATGATGATGAAATGCCTCAGATTGGGAATGAGTTCCTCACCACCATTACTTCAAACATGATTCAACAATTAGCAACACTAAATAAAGAACTCTTTGCTTTTATTTTTGACATCCCTAAATAAGATAGGAGATTTTTTATGAAAGACATGACTCTGAATGATATTTTACTTAGACAGGACAGACCACTCTATTCTTTGTCTGTCTATAGGAATGGAGTATGGGGGTTCGCAGTTCCCACAACTCTGACAAAAACTTACAACCAACAACAGTTTTACCTGATGAGCGAGTCTTTTGGTTTGGTTAGAGCAGGGACTTCCAATCCAAAAATATTGGCTAGGAAAGGTTCCCCTGGGGATTATGTAGCTGTAAATCAGGATGGTTCATACACCCTAGTCACCGCCGCAGAATACAAGATGCTCTTTCCTGCCCCTAATTTAAACCCCCCCGAGATACCCAACAACTCAGACCAACTTAAAGATTCAAATTTTTTAACAAATACATTGAAAGGATATGGGTCAGCAGTCTCTAATAGTAAGACAAACAAACCTACACCTCCAATAACAGGGTACTAATATGCGTGAACTAATTGAAACTCTCGATGATTTTACTTGGGAGAACTACAAAGATATAAGTGATGCTTTGGTTGGCTTTAGCGACCATGCAGTAGAAGATGAGATGTTCCGACAAGCATCTGTTTATTCTTACTACCACGGTCTGATGAGTATGGCTAAAAGGAAAATGAATGAGTGTAACCTTAACATTACTCATTATGCCTCTAATCTTAGAAAAACTACAAGGGCAGAATCAGCTAGTAAGTTGACAGCTAAAGACCTTGATGATATTGTTCTCAGCGATGACACGCACTCTGCCTTGCAGAATCATGCAGACGATGCTGTTTTCAAATACGAGATGTTGAAAGGACTCGTCCGAGCCCTTGAGCAGAAAAAAGATATGTTGCAGCAAGTGTCTGCAAATAAACGAGAAGAGACTAAACTTTACAAGTGATACTACTATCATACTATACTAACTAAGGAGTAACTAATTATGGCTATTGATCTCAATGCGCTTCGTGCCAAGCACGAACAACTTAACAACCCGCAAGCGGGTAACAACTCAGACTTCCTCAAGAAGTTCTACCAAATTCCTGAGGGCAGTAATGCTGTTCGGATTCTTCCTTGGAAGGATGACGATAAGGAGTTTTATGCGGAAACTAAAATCCATCGAATCTCTGGACCCGATGGAAATATAAAGAACATTCATTGTCGTAAGATTCATGGGGAATCTTGCCCCATGTGTGATCTCTACTACGCTCTGTGGAAAACAGGTCGCCAGGAAGACGAGGATCTTGCTCGTAAGATTAAGCCTCGCGCTCGTTATTATATGAACATTCTCGACCGTGAGGGTGGGGAAGTTAAAATTCTTTCCATCGGTGTGATTCTTTTCAAGAAGATCATTGGTGCGATGCTTGATGAGGACTTCGGTGATATTACCGATCCCGAGTCTGGTCACGATTTTAAGATCGTGAAAGAGATGGAGGGACAATGGCCGAAGTACGACCAGTCCCAACCCAGACCTAAAACTTCCCCTCTCGGAACTAAGGCTGAGATCGCGTCTACTATGGACACTCTTCACAATATTCATGAGCTTGTTAAGCTTGAAGAATATGAAGATGTTAAACAAGCTGCTGCTATGCTAACTGGTGTGGCAGTCCAAGGTACATCTCCCCAGGAGGCTACTAATGTCTCCGACAATGATTACCTCTCTAAATTGAAAAGTTAATTAACTATGAAAAATATTTTTCTAACCCTTTTATTTTCTACAATACTTGTCGCTGGTTTGGGTTCCTGCGCTGCTCTTGAAGGTTTCTTCGGAGAGGGTACTGTATTCACGACTGCTGATCAGGTTGAAGAGGGGGGAGAGGCTGCTGTTATCCCCTTTGATCAACTACCTGATGCTATTAAAGCACAGATTCCCGAAGGTACTTCTCTTGTGATGACCTCTAAGGACGCACTCAAGGAAGGTGCTACTTATATCCCCGCTGGTGGGGAACTGGATGAAGGAGGTTTTGATGGACTCGTCAGCACCGCGCTCAGTTTGGGTAAAGCATTTATCCCTGGCCTTGCTGCTTGGGAAGGTGTACTAACCCTGTTCAGTCAGCGCAAGCGAAAGCACTATGTTAATGCCGCTAAGGCTTTAGTCCCTACGGATAAGAACATGGACTTTGGTGGTGCTATCGGAAGCCTTGCTTCTGCGATTGGAGCCTCACACTCGTCTGATGGAAGCAAAGCTGCTTTCTCCGAAGAAGACGAGTGGGAAGAGGAAGCCTAGTAATTTAAATAATAGACTATAATAGGAAGGCATCTATCCTGGGTGTCTTCCTATTTAATTGAAGAGTGGAAACCTTCTTTACTACAATATTTTAATACTAGAAAATTATGACAAAACAGGAAAAATCATCCTCGTTGGCAAGGAACAATAA